CAGCCAAAGTTAGCAGTGGTTGCCATTACACGTCACTCCCGATTGAAGCTCGGGGGCGCATCGAGATGCGGCCACCGAACTGTCTGTTTTTCTTGTTGCGGTGCATGCGAGCGATTTGCTCGTTGAGAAGATCGTGCCACATCCCAATCCGCGAGTCTTCCTGAAGGAACGGCTCGGCTGCGAGCAGCGAGGCGTACAGGTAGAGGTCAGGGCGAAGGGTAAGCAGTGTGTTCGTTGTGTTCGTGTCCGAGAGCGGATCGAGATCCGACTCGTAGGTCAGGCGCAGAGTAAACGTCGCGTTCGGCACTGGAGCGAATCGCAGCACCGGCCCGGCCACCAGATCGATGACGGCAGCGTATCGAGGCACGCCGAGCGATCCGAGACTGGCCTTGCGCCGAGGAAGTTCGTCAGGGCGCACGATACTGATCGGCCCGAAGTGATCCGGGCCGTCGTGATAGAGGCTCTGAATCCCGCCGAAGTCGGGCGGCAGTTCCTTGTCGTCCGCAGAGACTGAGAGGTCGTTGAACTCAATCAACTCGATGCGGTCGTCATCGCGCAACTGTGCTTCCGCAATCTGGATAAACTCGGGGATCCGTGCCGTCAGATCGAGCCGGTTCAGCCAGTTGCCGATTGCCGTTTGTAGTGTCGCGTAATCTGTAATCATTCTACCAGTTTCAGTGCTGGGGTTGGCTCTTCGGCTGGCGTATCATCCTCGCGGACATCGCCGCCGATCGTCTCTTGGAAGTCTGCTTTGAGTCGGGATACCTGCCCGACTTCGTACTCGAACTGTCCGATATGCGCGACCAGTTTGGAGAGGTCATGATCCACATAGATCTCCCAGTCGTGCTTGCGCGCCTTCTGGCAGAAGAACACGTCTTCGCCAACGTGGCCCGCGTCGCCGTATTCGTAGAAGAACCACGGACGGTCCTCCAGCATGCTCGTGAGAACAGTGGTCCGCATCAGGAGCGCTCCGAAGCCGATGGCCGCGACCTTGGCGAGTCCGGTGGACTCCTCAGTCGTGGCTAGCTGTCGGCCCTCGCCCGCATGCTCGTTCTCCAGCGTCTCGATGGCGACGTAACGATACGGCGCCCCGCGAGTGGAGTAGTTCGCCCCCACCATAGCCTTGCCATGCTGGAGGAGGCGGGTCAGTGTGTCCCGAGGGAATCGCATGTCGGAGTCGAGCCACAGGATGAAGTCATACCCAGCCTGAAGCACTTCCTCGCACAGCGACTCTCTGGCGGTGTGGACGTAGGTACCCTTCCGCATCATCATGGTCAACTCGGCGAGGCCTTCAGCGACCAGTGTGCCCTGCGAGTAAACGAGCATCGACGCGAGGTCGAAGGCGAACATCGCGGGAACGTTCTCGTGCGTCGGAACGCATACTGCTATCCGTAGTGGACGCTGTGCTTCTCCTGAGATCGTGCTCATTTCAGTGACCCTCCCTTGGTCCGATAAATCTCATTTTCTGGTCGATCCAGCCACGCTACCAGCGCGTCGTGATCGTCGCGTATCTCATCGGGCAGAGCAAACCAAATGACATGTGGAATCCGGCCCACAAAGTGCTGCCCGTCGCCCTTCCATGTCCCCTTGTCCGCTTTCCTCATCGCTTCGTTGTGCGCGAGGATCGGATCGAGAAGCTGCTGCGTCTGGACAGATATTTCGTCCGTGGCCGCATCGAAATGGAAGAGCTTGCGGATCCGTTGCATCGGATCCTCGCTCAAAATGAGCGGTCTGCTGTCGTTTACTGGTCCCCCCGTGTTGTCGATCAAAACAGCTTTACCTCCCAACTGAGATGAAGACCGACGCCGACGCAGGACGTACCGTCCGCGCAGAAGCCGATGAATGGTCCGACTGACATCCGAGGCAGGAAGCTTGGTCGGGGGCGTGGTCTGTCGCTGAGTACAGCGTCGAGACTGTCGCCCCTGCTGATCGCGTCCGACAGCCCCAGCCGCAACTCTGCGGCGGCGCTTCGTTCGATCGCGACAGCGGCAACCAGATCGATGATCTGATCGTCCTGCTCCTCGATGAGTTCATCCCGCAAAGTGATTGCGGGGATCGCTTCCTCCGGGACCGGCGCATCAGCGATGGCCGCTCGGAGTCCGACAATGACAGCACCGCGATTTGACACGCGATGCTGTAGTACGTCTACTTCGGCTTCGAGGGAATCGGCACGTGCAAGGTGGGCGATCGCCGCATCTCTTTCGAGACGGGCTTGAGCCTGAACGCTTGCTACGCGCTCCTCCCACTCAGCGTTCTGTGAGCGAGCGAAGCTGTCGTAGGCGAAGAGAGCGATCGCGATTGCGACCGCAGCCCCCACTACTTTCAGCTTACTCATCCCGGTTACGGGCCTACTCGCTCAGTGATTGGATCGAGCGCTTCGAGAACATCGGAGTTGACTTGCTTCCTGTCAATGATGAACTCAAGGTGCTCCGAAAAACTACCAGCGCCCAGAGTCGCTCCGGTCACGCCACCAAATGACGTGTCTTCGGGGGCGATGTCGTTCGCACCGGGGGAAGTCGCGGCCAGCAATAGGCCGTTTACGTGGATCCCGCCTGCCCGAGCCGTGAGGTCAAGCTCATCATTGGCAAGGTCAGCGGCGCCGGAAACGATTTCATGCTGAATCGTCCCTGTGCCGTAGTCCGTCCCTTCGACTCCGCTATCATTGATAGCTGAAACGAGGTTCGAAATTGATCCATCGAGATCCGCACCGATATCTACATCGAAGGCAACGGCTGGCGCTGCAACGAACGTGTAGGTACGGTGACCTATCACGACCGTATCGCTAGCTGCGACTTGCGACGTAAACGCGAAAGCGGCGGCAGCGATCCCCTTTACAAAGACCTGTTCTGCCATGGGAAGATACTCCTATGAAGTGTGAAGATGGAAAGGATGCGGCGCCCCGATTGGGGCACCGCCATCCAGAGGGTCTACGAAACAGTCAGATCGGCTACGAGGCCGTGCGCTGCTTCGTTCCTGACTCGAAGCCCCCACTCGATCCGCAGGAAGAACTTCTCCGCGTCACCAGTCTTGGCAAGCTCCACCAGCTTCATCGGACGGAGAACATCCATCCCGAGAAACTCATGGTCGAGCAGGTAAGCGTCGCGATCACGCTGGAACGAATCCGGGATAACCTTCAGCGTACCGAAGTCATCCACGTACACGTCAACCGCTGCGATCACTGCTGTCGGCGACGGAGACACATTCGACATGTCGAAGTTCCTTGTCACCACGCCCGCGAAGGCGCTCAGAGCACGCTTATTGAACGATCCCACGTACAGACTGCGCAACTTGGCGCCGTTCGTATACATGAGGGAGGTCACGTCTTGCAACAGCGTTTCCGTAAAGGCTCGCGGTGTGCCGTCAGTCCTCGCTGCACCCGGTACACCGGAAGTGTACACAGGGTTTGCGCCACCGGCTCCGAAGGAGACGTTGCTTTGCAGCCACGCACCCAGAGTTGCCGTCTGTCGCGCCACTGTGATCGATCCGGCGTCTCCGCCCTGATTCGACATCACGATGGCTTCCATATCACGCTTCAGTTCCAGCCCCTTCAGCATCAACTGATAGGCGCTTTCCTTACCGCGTCCCGCCCGATCCGTAGCTTCGAGGGTGTCCTCGATGATATAGACCTTCCGGGAGATCTGCATGTGGTTACCGACACGCTTTGTTGCCACGAGAGCGTCAAACGACGTGATGTCGTCTCCCGCCAACTGGGCATTCGTTGTGTCAGCCGCTGCCAGAGTATCAGTCTGCCACTCAACAAGCGTCTGTTTGGCGCTCCGACGACTCAGGTTAGCGACTACTGGAGTCTCTTCCTGAGAGATGCGGAAAATGACATTCGACAGATCTTCCCGAATACCTTTCGCATCAAACGTCTGGAACGTGTTTGAAACTACGGCCATGATGTTGCTCCTACGAGGTTGTGGCCCCTCCGGGGCCGAAAGAGATTACTTCTCTTTCTCCCCGAAGAACGCCGATGAAAGTAGTTCGACGGCAGCATCTCTGCTGCCCTCTTTGTCGAGGCGTTCCGAAGCATCGCGGATCTTGCTTTCGTCGCTTGACTTCTTCTTTTTCGGTTTGCGGGTTCGGCCCGTTCCACCCGGAGTCAGAGTCTTGAGAGACTTCTTCTTCTTGGTCTTGAGGACTTTCTTACCGCTCTCTTGCAATTCGCTGAGTTTCATGGCATCCTGAAGTAGAAGTAGAGCACGGTGGTCCATGACCGAGGCCATGTCTTCCGCCGTGTAACCAAAGCGCTCGATGGCAAAAGCCGTAAGCGCCGTGATCTGTTCTGCTGCAACCTTCTGGTCACTCCACTCTGGAATCGCTTCCAAAATCAAAGCTTGTTCGCGGCGAATCACTTCCGCCTTCCGCTCTTCTTGAGCTTCCGACATCTCGTGATGCAATCGCTGTTGCTCAGTTTGGATCGTGCGGAGTTGCTCCTGCTGGCGCTGGTGATCGGCCATTGCCACAGCGTATGCTGCCGGGTCTTCCTTTTTCAAGGCATCCCAGTCAGGTGTCTCCTCGGATCCGCTCCCTGCGACCGCTGCTTCCAGCGACTGCAAGAACTGCGCAACTTCGATCCGTTCTGCTTGCAGAGAGTCCCGCTGTGTCTCCAGAGCCTTACGCTCCGTAGCCACGACAGTCGTCTTCCGCGTATAGTCCGCTTGGCGCAAACCACGCGACTTGGCCTCATCTCGACTTACCTGCTCTTCGGTGCCGTCTTCATTGAAAACGGTGAAAAGCTCGGTGTCATCCGAGTCCTCATCTTCGTCGGTTTCGTCTGCGTCCTCTTCCTCGTCTTCGGTTTCATCGGTGTCGGAGTCATCGAGATCCTCGTCATCTGAGTCATCATCCGAGTCTTCGGACTCTTCCTCATCGGCGTCGGTGTCTTCGATTTCCTCTTCCTCGTCATCGTCTGACTCAGGTTGGGCGTCGTCATTCTCTGCGTCGCCCGCGCCTTCCTCCTCTTCCTCTTTGCCCAGTAACCCGGAGAAAAAGGGGAGAATTGCGTCTGCTGCTTCATCGATGCTCAGCCCTTCGGCTGGCACGTCGATCGTCTGGTCCTGTGGTGAATCTGCCACTCGCTGCCTCCCTTATCGGTCCCGTGATGGGTTATCGCATTATGCGAGAAATACTCTTGCATTATAACACACTGTGCCGTTTCATGCAAGACGCTACACTTAGGTCGTAATCGTGGGCCTGCTCTTGCGTTCTGCATGCTGCGCGATCAGTTCGCTCCCCGCGATCGCCGTGAAGCGTCCCGGCAGAGCTTCCCAGCCCACAAACTCACCGTGAGCTAGCTCTCGTTCCTCCAGCGTCTTTGCGTCTCTCCAGCGCTTCAGAATGTCTTCCCGACCGATCTCCATGATCTCAAGAAAGGTCGGATCCTTGACAATGCTCTGCGCGAAGGTAAGGCGTGCTGGGTTATGGGCCTTGCCCATGTTACCCTCCTATTTCTGGGTTCTCTCCCTGCTGCGCGTTGCCGCGCTGCACGTCAGCCTGTAGCTCGCTGTTGCGTAGCTGGGCTGTAAATCTGGCTTCGATCTCCGCCTGCTTCAGCGCGAAGTCCTGCGCCAGCTTATCGCGCTCCAGATCGTCCTTCGCGGCTGCCTGCTGCTGCGCTAGCTCCACCTTGGCGGCAGCGATAGCGGCGTCAGCCTGTAGCTTGCTCTGCTTCATCTGGAGGTCTAGCTGTGCGACCTGCATGTCGAGTTGAGCCTTCTGCTGGTTCAACGCGATCTCTGCCTCGGCACGCATCTTCTCCACCTCGACCAGCGCCATCTCGGCGTCAGGCTGCGGCGGCTGTGAGGCCAGTTGCTTCTGGTGCTCTTCGAGTTCCGCCTGCCCAAACGTCTTGTAGAAAGCGTCGGGATTGCGGAAGCCTGCGAGTTCCACGGCCTGTGCCAGCGAGGTCCGCAGGTTGGTCAGATCCACCAGCGGCGAGCCGTTCTGGATCTGTGCCTTCTGGTCCGCGATGATCTGCGTGAGAAGCTGCAACTTCTCCTCCCGCGTCGCTCCCCCGAGCGCCACGTTCACCACGACATCCATCTCGGCATCCCAGTCGCGAGGATCGACAGCCACGAACTTGCCGCGCAGTCGGACCACACGCTCCCGGTCCTGATTCTCCTTGACCAGCTTGAAGAGGCCGCGGAATAGACGCTTGAAGCCCGTCTCCGCGAAGACACGGGCGATCATCTCTATGTGCTGTCTCCCGCCCTCTACGGTCGCCGCAACAGCGGCTCTCGTGCTGGACTGGAGCGCGTCGGGGGCGAGGCCTGATGCCGCCTTGCTGATCCCGGTGCGATTCTCCTTGACCTCGCCGAAATACTGAAGGACCGGCAGCGCTGCCGCGCCGACGAACTCATGTTTGATCGGGGCGATGTTGCCGATTCCGTCTGACCGGATAACGGCGCCCATTTCCTCGTTCAGCAGATCCTCGACGTTGACCTTGTTGATATCGGCTTCCATCCGGGGATGGAGCGCGAGGGTCAGAGAGTCGAGCATGGCGCGAACGATCGCGGACATGATCTTCTGGAGATCCATCGTATAGTCGGCAGTCGAAAGGCCGACCATCGTGTGAGGCTCGGGATCTGGGGTCAGGAGAGCGAAGGGCCGCTCAGCCACAACCTCGACCATCTCTTCGATGATCTGAGAGTTCATGCCGATAATCGGCACCATGAGCATCTCGGCGATATCGTCCTCATCCTGATCGAAGCGGACGAAGACCTCGCCGAAGCGAACCAGTCCGTCAGCCTCTGAACGCTTTTCGCCAGAATCCGTTACCGCACCCTCATCTGTGATCCGGCGCGCATCCCACAGTTCGCCGTCCCCGACATCGCGGGAGCGAACCTTGCGGTTGATGTGCTTTTTGACTAGATCCGGGTCCACGCCCATCGCGATCACGTCGGAGGCGGAGATATCTCGCACGTGTGCGACCATAGCTGCTTCGTCAATGTCCCGTGCGTCTGGGGTGAAGAAAAACTCTTCGGGCGGAATAGCTGCGAAACGAGCGCGCCCGGCATCGCTGCGCCGGACGATCTCAACGTCGCTGACCATCATCGGTGCCTGATTCGGAATCTCGACCACGCCTTCGTCCAGAAACTCCACGTCCTCAACGGACGGATCCGCCATGAGCGCCTGCACCTCATCATCTGTGATCCCCGAAAGCTGTTGGCCTTCGACCTTATCACTCTTTTCCCACCACCACTTGAAGATGCCGATTCTTCGAACCAGCGCGTCCTTGATTGCGGCATGAACTTCCGTAAACCCATCGTTATCCTGCTGGACAACGACATGGTTGATATAGTCTGTCTGCTGCTCCGCGAGTTCTGCGTCCTCGATCCCCTTCGGGACGAACTCGACAATGCGATCCGAGCCAAAGAAAATCCGCATCAGGCTCGGCATGATTGCCTGTACCGTGTCGCGGACGATCGTCATGACTACCTTCGAGCGGCCTTCCTCCTCGTTTCCGATCGGGCGCCCCATGTAGAACTTGGTGGCTTCGGCCTGATCCGGGTCGAGATTCTCTTCCCGCCATGACCGTGCCTCATCGACCATCGTCCTGACGGTAGTCTGGAGAGACTCCTCCTCTTCCTCACTGCCCTTCGCGGTCAAGACTACATCGCTCTCGCCCGGCTCGAAGAACAGAGCTTCGATTTTTCCCTCTCGATGTGGCATATTATACTATCCCTTTTAGGTTCCGCTTGATCGGCTTTCCAGAGTTGATGGTGCGTCCCTGAATCATCCGTGTGTGCGCGCCCGCGAGGGCAAGCATGAAGGCGTCGGCGTGGTTCGGACTATCGAAGCCACGCTTGACCAAATTAGTTTTGCTCTCGACCTGTATCCTTCCAGACGACGTATAGGTGTACGTCGGGGTGCAAAGCTGGTCAGCCAGCTTCTGGCCCTGTTTGTTGTTCGGTAGTCTACCCTTCCGCTCCTCGAACCACTTCTGACCTCTGAACCAAAGCTCGGCTCTCAGATTGAGGTACGTCTCCTTAGAAGACGGATTCTCAGAGGTGTTGATCCCGCGCACGGGCATCCCGAGTTCGCGAAGCCTGTCTACCACGCCGCCGCCAACTCCGATGGAGTCCACGACGATCTGGGCGGGGCGACGCATGTTGGGGGCGGCGAGGACTTCTGCCATCACCCGCCCCGTCGTCTCCATCGTGTCCAGCCCGCTCCACTCGATGATCTCCACCACCTCGCGGCCTTGCATCTTTATCAGGACTGTGGCGTCCTTCCCGAAGCGTGCGACATCCAGCCCCCAGATGCACGTGGCATCGGGCGCCGTATGTATGTCGCGATCGAACGCTGCATTGACCAGCCCTCGGGCGATGATCGTGTCCTCATCGCTCTCTGGGAACTCGCCCAGATAGCGGATACGGTATTGGTTCGAGTCGCGCCCGTACTCCAGCGCGACTTCCTCTTCGTAGTCGTCTGCGACCAGCGCGCTGTCGGCACAGTTGATGTGAATCCTGTGCCAGCGGTCAGCGTGCGTCGCCTTCATGTGCGAGTTGTAGAACAGTCCGCTTGTCTTCGTCGGATTGCTCGCCATCATCGTTGTCGCCGCGTGCCCCGACATCGAGCCAATAGCAGCCTCGAAGATCGCCTCAGGCACACCGGAGGCTTCGTCTATGAGCAGGAGCACGTGCTCGGAATGGACGCCCTGTAGGGCTTCCGGTGCTTCCGGGCGGGCAGTCCTGAACGAGATGAAACTGTCCTTTGGCGCGGCCTTCAGTTCGATCCGCGTCGCGGTGACGACCAGCATGTCCTGAATGATGTCCGGCAGCTTCCCGATCCACGATACCATCTCAGCATACAGAGCATCGAACAACTGCCCGGCGCTCGGTGCTGTAATGACGGTCTTCTGTGGGAAGCGCGTCAAGATATGGTTGATCGCAGCCCACGACAGCACGGTCGTCTTCCCGACTCCATGCCCCGAGCGGATCGTGATACCTCGGACCCCGGCCCCATAGGCTTCGAGAATCTCGGCCTGTTTGACATCGGGCTTGACGCCCCAGAAGGCCTCGACCATGTTCACCGGCCCCTTGGCGCCTGCCGGGGGGCCGTATTGCTCGATAAGCCCGCGCATCAAATCATTGATGTCCTCTACAGTGAGGTCTTTATTCGTCAATCCGCTCACTGTATACCTCTGTAGAGTGGACGTGCTGAGAATCGAACTCAGGTCCAGAGTCCCGTACCGGCTCCTCTGTCGAATACCTGCCACGCCCGAATATGCGATCCCAGTTGCTGTCGAAAGCAGCCTTGGTTACCTCGCGGGGGCGGCGCTTATCTCCCTTACCCATGTCTCCTCCTATGACTGCGGTGCTTTGTTCTCCGGGCGGCTGAAGTGGCCCTGCAACGCGAATGTGTGGCTGACGAGTCCTGTAAAGTCATCGTCCAGCAGTATGTTCAACGACCAGCCCGGCATCAACGTGATGCCCTGCGGCATGAACTTCCAGAAACTCCATCGCACCACTAGAACGTCGTCACCGAGGGGAAAGTCCCCGACTTTTACCGCCGTATCGAAAGAGTACCGCGCCCAATGTCCGTTCGTCTTCACCGGCTCATCAACGTCCGTGATGTTGTAGATCACGTTATCGTCTGCGTCTCGCACTTCGATAACAACACCGTTTGTGAGTGCCGCCAGCCCTCCGTATAGCGCACTGTCAGACACAACGGAGTCTGAAAGACTCACAAGTACCCGACTGATGTGGGCGATCTCACTCGGCGCGCATTTGAAGTAAAAGCGGCCTTGCGTGCTGCTGAAGTCGCCTATCGCGTTTTTCGTTCCTGTTCCGTCCCCGTTCGTATCCGCAAACTGCGAGATCGCTACAAATGGATCTGCTGGCATTTCCTTGTCTCTTCGTTCTCGTTGCTCCATGCTCCGATATACCGTGAAGGATTCGAACCTTCGACCTCTCGGATCCAAACCGAGCGCGCTGACCGGACTGCGCCAACGGTATGTATACACAGGACACACAGTGGAGAAGGTCGGGATCGAACCGACTGCCTCTTGCTTGCAAGGCAAGCGCTCTCCCAGATGAGCTACATCCCCAAAGAGAGACTAATCGGCTTCGAACCGATAACCTTCAGCTTGGAAGGCTGACGCTCTGCCAGTTGAGCTATAGTCCCGTAAGCCACTTGTAGGAATCGAACCCACGTCACTAGTTTACAAGACTAGTGCTCTGCCTGTTGAGCTAAAGCGGCACCAAACGCCCAGCCACGGCACCGGAGACAACCTTGGAGGGGAGGCTGAAACCAGTGTCGCGCACTGGACTCTTCCTACAGTGGGAGGAAGTTGTACAGCGAGATGAGCAAGAACAGCACTAGTCCTCCGCCACCAAATACTAGCGCGCTGTCGCTCAGTGACCTAATCGATCCAGCAATCATCGCAATCATTCGTTTACTCCGGTTGGGGTTGTGGTTGCGTTACATGAACTTCACAGCAGCGAGATTCGTCATCCCGCGCATGTTCATTCTCTCCAGCGTCCATTCGTACAGCCACTCCCGGCTCAGACAGACGATCGAATACGCTTCGTCCACCGTTCTCGGATCGTGGCGGGGTCCAGTCGAGTTCTCGTAAGGCTCCAGCGGCATGCCGCACTGCCTCCGAGCGAGGTCGCGCTGCGCCATCTCTAGGCTGCGTACCAATATATGGAACTCCTGCGGCACGTACATGGGAGCATACTTCTTGAAATTAGCCACCTTGCAGATCGTCCAGAGACGGCTCCTCAGTCGTCTCTGCGGGGGCGAGTGTTTCAAACTCGGCCTCGGGGATCTGTAGTGCGGGCCTCTTCATCCGACCTAGTTCTCGCAGTGCGTTCAAGTGGGAGTCGCCGACCAGATTCATGTTGATGACGACGGCGTTCTCGGCAGCCTCTCCGAACTGATCGCGGTCGCGCACACGTGCGAGGAAGCGGTGGTAGTCGGAGCGCGCTTTGGCGAGGGACACGTCGGCGTTGTCGAATGAGCGCCGGGTGCCGTCCTCGTTCATCGTGATGTCCTCGAAGACGCTTCCGGCCAAGTCCGCATGGGCCTCGGCGCTGATCGTCTTCGCCTCCCGGTAGAGATCGGCGCGCTCATCGCCCCCATCCTTCAACCACCAGTAGAACATACCTCGCGTCACGTCGTAGGGGCGCATGATC